ATGTGCCTTTCCAAGTCCACTCCCAAGGTGGAGCAATACAAGACCTCGGCGCAGTCCCAGGAGCCGGATAACGGCGCCATTCAGACGGCGGCGGCGCGGCGGGCGACCGACAAGCTGAGGTCCGGCGTCTCCACCATCCTCACCGGTGCCAACGGCGTGTTGCGGGATGCGACCACCCAGAAATCCGTACTCCTGGGGGTGTGATGGAAGCGCGCGCCAATGAAACGCAGGTCCAGTATCACCGCCGCCGGGCCGAGGAACTGAAGCGGGTTCGCCAGCCGTGGGAATCCACCTGGAGCGGCCTTGCCGACTTCGTGGCGCCGCACCGGCTGCGCCTGGAAGCGGCCGACGAGCGGGCGATCTCGCGCAAGCGCATTCTCGACCCCTCCGGCACCTTCGCCTGGCGGACGCTGGCGTCGGGCATGCACTCCGGCCTGACGTCGCCAGCCCGGCCCTGGTTCCGCTTCGCCACCACCGACCCCGAGCTCCGCGAATGGGGCCCGGTGAAGCTGTGGGTGGACGAGGTGGAGGCCATCGAGCGGCGGATGTTCCAGCGCTCCAACGTCTATCCGGCCTTCCACGAGGGCTATGGCGACATCGGCCTGTTCGGCCAGTCCTGCGGCATATTGATCGAGGGCAGCGACGACCCGCTGCACATGATCCAGCTGTTGCACGGCCGCTTCTGGATCGCCAGGGACGCCGAGGGCCGGGCGACGACGCTCTACCGCATGCTCCGCTGGTCGGTGGAGAAGATCGTGCGCCGGTTCGGGCTCGACACCATTTCCACGTCGATCCGCTCGGCCTATGACGCTGGCCGCTACGACCAGACCTTCGACATCTGGCACGCCATCGAGCCGCGCGTCGGCCGCGACCCTGAGAAGATCGACAAGCGCAACAAGCCGTTCCTCTCCAACTACTGGGAGGCCAACGGCAACAGCAACGACGGCCTGCTCGAGGAAAGCGGCTTCGACAGCAACCCGATCATCTGCCCGCCGTGGCTCGTCTGCGGCGACGACACCTATGCGCAGTCGCCCGGCATGGACGCCATCGGCGACGTGAAGACGCTGCAAGCCATGGTGCGCGACAAGCTGGAGGTGATCGCCAAGCTGGCGCGGCCGCCTTTGCAGGGGCCGACGTCGCTGAACGGCAACCCGATGTCGCTTTTGCCCGGCGCCATCACCTTCGTCGACGATCCGACGGGGAAGGGACTCAGGCCGGTGATGGAGGCGTCGCCGCAGATCGGGCCGCTCTTGCAGGATATCGCCGAGACGCGGCAGCGCATCAACTCCGGCTTCTACGCCGACCTGTTCCTGATGCTGGCCAACATGGAGGGCATCCAGCCGCGCAACCAGTTCGAGATCGCCGAGCGCAAGGAAGAGAAGCTGCTGGCGCTGGGGCCGGTCTTGGAGAACATCTACAACAACCAGCTGGAACCCTGCGTCGACCGGGCCTTCGAGATCGGCCTCAAGCGCAACCTGTTCCCGCCGCCGCCGCGCGAGATCCAGAACCAGCGGCTGGCGGTGGAGTACATCTCGACGCTGGCCCAGGCGCAGAAGGCGGTGGCCACCGGCGCGGTGGAGCGGCTCGTCGGCTTCGCCAGCCAGTGGGCGGCGATGAAGCCCGACATCCTCGACAAGCTCGATGCCGACCAGTCGATCGACGTCTACGCCGACATGATCGGCGCCCCGGCGGCCATCGTGGTGCCCGACGACAAGGTGCAGGAAGCCCGCGAGGCGCGGGCGCAGGCCGAACAGCAGGCGAAGATGGCCGAGATGGCGAAAACCGTGGCGCCAGCGATCTCCGCCGGGGCGGATGCGGTGCGGGCGGGGAAGGATGCGGGTGTGGATCCGGCCGCGGCGCAGCAGCTGATGGCGCAGTTGGGGATTGGTGGGGGGTAGGGGGATGGGAGGCTGATAGTGGCCGGAGAGCTCTACCTTCCTGAGGTCCTCTGCCTGCGCAGAGGATGACAGATTGATAGTGGCGAGAGCCCAGCTATCCGACGGCTTGATAGCTACGAGCGCCCACTTAACCTCTTGTTCCTGAATATCATTCTCCTGTCATCCTCTGCGAATGCAAGGTGGATCTCGGGCAGTTAGGGGCGAGGGGCTGATATAGGGCGCTTCCGAGTGGCTGCCGGTTTGCGTGAAGTTTGCGGAGAGGGAGGCTGATAGTGGCCGCAGCGCCTTCTCGTCCTGAGGTCCACCTTGCATTCGCACGCGAATGCAAGCGGCCTTCGCGGGGATGACAGGAAATTGATTTTTGGGAACAATAGGATAGGCGGGTGTTCGTCACAATCGATCCGTCCGAAAGATGGGCGCCCGCCACTATCAAGCTGTCATCCTTGCGAAAGCGAGGATCTCGGGCCGAATGGGGCGAGGGGCTCATATCAGGCGCTTCCGAGTGGCTGCCGGTTTGCGTGAAGTTTGCGGAGAGGGAGACCGATATCGGCCGCTGTGTCTTCTCGTCCTGAGGTCCCCGCCTGCGCGGGGATGACAGGAAATTGATATTTGGGAACAAGCGGATAGGTGGTGCCCCTATCAAGCTGTCAGGTACGTGGCGCCCATCACTATCAAGCCGTCCGAAAGATGGGCACCCGCAAATATCAAGCTGTCATCCTCTGCGAAGGCAGAGGACCTCAGGCCGGATGGGGCGAGGGGCTCATATCAGGCGAACTTGAGCGGCGCGGATATCGGGCCGCGTGACGAAGACCCATAAAATCAACAACATAGGTGATCGATGCTCGATGAGTTCGAAGCGCGTGAGGCGCGGGATGTTGAGGCGCGGAAACACGCTGCCGAGGAGGAGGCCGATCTGCGGGAGGCTTTCCGGCTGATGATGGACACCGCCGAGGGCAAGCGGGTGGTGTTCTGGCTGCTGGGCCGGGCCGGGCTCTACGCCAATGCCTTCGATGCCGGCAGCGAGGCGGCCGAGCGCTATCGGCTGGGGCGGCAGTCGCTCGGCCTCGAAATCCTGCAGAAGCTCGATCTGGTGGATGCGCGGCTCTACCCGCGCCTGCTGCTCGAACGCGGCGAGGCGCGGGAACTGGAACGGGCCGCCCGGGATGCCGGCGGCAAGGCGCGTGAAGATGGGGATGATCAATATGCTTGAGCGATGGATGATCGGTGCGGCGGTGTTTGCGCCTGAAGGTGACGGCATGGGCGGCGGCGGGGACAGCGGCGCGGCGCCGGAGAGCTTGATGTTCCCGAGCGAGGCCGCGCCGTCCGAGACTGGGGCCGACGACGCCGGCTCGGCGCCGGACCATGACGGCGGGCGCAATCCGCCCGAGGCGAAGGACGGCGCCAAGGATGAGGCCAGCGCCCCCGACCCGGCCGACGAAATCCCGGAAGACGGCCGCTACGACTTCAACCTGCCCGAGGGCATGGCGATCGACGAGAAGCTGGCCGAGGCGATGTCACCGGTGCTGAAGGACATCGGCCTGACGCGCGGTCAGGCGCAGGCGCTGGCCGGTGCGCTCGCCGCCCATCGGCAGGCGGAGGCGTCCGCCGGCGCTCATGAGTGGGCCGACATCCAGACCGGTTGGGTCAACTCGGCCCGCAAGGATGCCGAGATCGGCGGCGCCCGCTGGGACGCCTCGGTGGCCACCGCGCAGGGGGCGCTCGCCCGCTTCGGCACGCCGGGCCTCCGCACCTTCCTGACCGAAAGTGGCGGCGGAAACCACCCGGAAGTTATCCGGTTCATGGCGCGCGTCGGAAGCGCGATCGCCGAAGACCGGCCGGAGAGCGGCGGGGCAGGGGCAGGACGCCCCCGAGAGGCCGCCCACCTGCTGTTTCCGAGCGACAAGCCCAAGGGGTAAATGACACATGGCCACCGTTGGCACCTACTACCCGAACCTGATCGACGCGCAGAAGCAGAGCGCCGAGGGCACGGTTCTCGAAATCCTGTCGCAGCAGAATCCGGTGCTGGACGACGCGATGGTCACCGTCTGCAACCAGCAGGCCATCCATCGCCACATGATCCGCACCGGTCTCCCCTCCGTCGCCTGGGGGCGCCTCTACAAGGGCGTGCCGCAGTCGAAGGCCACCGTGCAGCAGGTGGACGACACCACCGGCTTCCTCGAAGCGCGCTCGGAGATCGACGTGCGCCTGCTGGCGCTCGCGAAAGACGCCGCCAAGCAGCGCCTCGTCGACAGCGCGCCGTTCCTCGAAGCGATGAACCAGGAGATGGCGACCGGCATCTTCTACCACGACGTCGCCACCACGCCGGAGAAGTTCAAGGGCCTCGCCGCCCGCTACAACGCCTATTACGACGGCCCCAACGCCACCAAGCCCAACGTCGCCGCCGGACAGGTGATCGACGGCGGCGGCCGCGGCGCCGACAACACCTCGATCTGGTTCGTCACCTGGGGCGACCACGCGACGTCGCTCTTGACGCCCGAGGGTATTCCCACCGGCGTTCAGGTGCAGGACAAGGGCGAGGAAGTGACGCTGGATGCCGCCGGCAACAAGTTCTACGTCAAGTCGACGCTGTTCTCCTGGCACGTCGGCATGTTCGTGAAGGACTGGCGCTACAACGCCCGCATCGCCAACATCGATGTGTCCGACATGATGGCGGGCTCGGTGGACATCTGGAAGCTGCTGCGTGAGGCCTACTATCGCCTGCAGTCGCGCCGGCTGAACGCCACGTCGAGCCGCATCGCCATCTACATGAACCGCGACGTGCTGGAAGTGCTGGACGCCCAGTCGTCCGACCGGTCGCTGGTGACGAATGCCGGTGCCTACAACTACAACGCCCCGGGCCTCAAGCGCGACAGCGTCGAGGGCAAGGAAGTGCTGACCTATCGCGGCATTCCGATCCGGGAAACCGACGCTCTGCTCAACACGGAAGCCGCTCTGCCGGCTTACGCCGGATGAAATCCTACTGGGGTGGACAGCTAGCTTAGTCTTCTGCGCTTCCGGTGCTCACGGACCTCAAGTCCGCTCCGCTCCGGTTCTCGAAGCCGTCGCCATCTGCCTCACCCCAGCGAATTTCATGGTGCCCTTTCTTGCGGGCGCTCACTCTTTCAAAGGGACAAACCCATGATCCTGGACACTCAGGCGCTGTTCTCGGACGCTCAGGCTATCACCGCGACGGTCGCCTCCACCAACACCATCGACTTCGGCCCGATCTCGCCGGCCACCAAGAACTTCGACGTCGGCAAGGGCGACGACGTGGCGCTGCTGGTGCAGGTGGTGGAGGACTTCAACAACCTCACCTCGCTGCAGATCGACCTGGAGCTCGACAGCACCACCACCTTCACGCCCGACCGCGTCATCCCGCTCGCCACCGTGCCGCTGGCCCAGCTGAAGGCCGGCTCGCAGATCGCCCGCGACGGCCTGCCGCGCGGCCTGACCCTGCAGTACGGCCGCCTCAAGTACACGGTGTCGGGCACGGCGCCGACCACGGGCAAGATCACCGCCGGCGTGGTGGCCGGCGTGCAGTCCAACGGAGTGGCGATCTGATGCGCGTCACCGCCGTCCGCAAGGGCTACTTCGGCGGCAAGATCCGCGACGCCGGGGAGGCCTTCGACCTTCCCGACGCGCTGATGCGGGACGGGCTGAAACCGTCGTGGGTGGAAGCGGAGGGGGAGACGCCCGCGCCGCTTCCTCCGGATGGCGAGGGTGAGGCGGTCTCGGCCCCGCGCAAGCGCGGACGGAAGCCGAAGGCGACAAGCGCGCCGGACGCCCCCGAAGGCAACGGCCTGACGGAAGCCCTCGGCGGTCCCCCGCCCGACTGGCTGCCGGGAGATCTTGGCGAATGAAAGAAGGCGGGCCTCGGCCCGCCTGAGTTTTTTGGGGGGAGCGGTGGCCTATATCGGCCGCGTGCCCCTTCCGGCCTGAGGTCCTGCGCCTCACGCGCAGGATGCGGAATTATCGATGCGGGAGCTCTATATCGGCGTACCGCCCCTTCCTGCCCGAGGTCCTCGCCTTCGCAAGGATGACAATTTATATAAATGGGACAAGCGGGTAGGTGGTCGCGAGGGTTCTTCACGGCATCACCGCCCTGTGCGGAACACGACGACCTGCGAAAGCAGGTGAAAACCTCTATCCAATTGTTCCCTCTATATAAATTGTCATCCTTGCGAAGGCGAGGACCTCAGGCAGGAAGGGGCACGCGGTCGATATAGGTCTCCTTGGATGCGGCGGGCATGACGCACCGCGCGATCCACCCCGCTCACCCACCACCTGTACTTACCTCCCCCGCACCCGCCCAAGTATATCCGCCAAATCCCGTGCGCCGGCGCAACACCTCCCAGCGAATTCGAGACATATGGCCATCTCTGCGCCTCAAGCTTCGCCGTTTAACGAAGCGTTAACCAATCTAGACGGCTAACTGGGGGCAGGACGCAAGGAAGCGCTCGCGGGATTACATGCCCGGAGAAGACCAGGACCATCACGGGTCGGCACACGTAGTGCGCCGGATTCGGTTTCATCCCGATAGTTGGGGAGGCCGCGATGCGTCAAGTCTACTCACCAAGTCCACATTTGCACTGGCTTGTCCGCGGGGTGTTTCTTGACCTCTGTTCTCGCTCTTCTCGCCGGACTCTACGCGGCGCAGGCTGCAGGCCCGAACGGCTTCTACGACATGTGCGCCGTCTCGGCGGACGAGTGCCGGCCGGTGGCGGCAACGCGCAGCCTCGACCTGGCCGAGGTCGAGCGGATCAACCGCGCGGTGAATGGCGAGATCCGCCCCGAGGTGGAGCCGGCGGGCGTCGACGTCTGGCGGATCGGGCCGAGGAACGGCGACTGCGACGACTACGTGATGACCAAGCGCCACCGGCTGATCGCCGCCGGGCTCGGCAGCGCCGAGGCGCGGGTTGCCGTGGGGGTGGCCAAGGGGCAGCTCCACGCGGTGCTCGTTGTCCATCTCGGCCCCGAGTTCTACGTGCTCGACAACCTGACCGACGAGATGCTGCCGGTGCAGCGGTCGGCCGTGCGCATTCTCACCGTGCAGTCGCCGGCCAACCCGCGCGACTGGCTGAAGGCGCCGGGCAGCGCCAGCGGCGCCGGGCAGGCGGTGGCGGCTGGGCGGTAACGGCGAAAACCCGCCCACCCCTAGTGTGTCTTCCGAAGCGCCGGACGAGCGATCCGGCCCTTGTTCAGGAGACACGACATGCAGTCCATCGCCGAAACCTACATGGGCGCGCGCGGGGCGCTGCCGTTCGAGGATCTGGCGCAGTCCGGCGCGGTGACCGGCGCCATCACCGCCAGCGGCCAGTCGGTGACCGTGCCGATCGGCGCCTACAACGGCGCGGTGTTCGCCTGGTGGGGCACCTTCTCGGGCGTTACCCTCGCCTTCGAGGCCGCCTACGAGCCGAGCCTTGCCACCTGGGTGGCCGTTTCGGCGCTCGCGGCGTCCGGCGGCGGCCCGACCACCAGCGCCAGCAACCTCTCCTCGGCCAACGCCTTCGAGGTCTACGCCCCCGGCGCGCTGGCCGTGCGCGTGCGCGCCACCGCGTTCACGGCCGGGCCGATGAACGTGCGCGCCATTCCCGTCGCCATGATGCAGGACATCGCGCCGGCCGTGGTCGGCGGCTCGCTGACCGTCACCGCCCAGACCTCCGGCGGCTCGGGCGGCATCGCCTCGGTCAGTCGGCTGGCGTCGGCCGCGGCGTCGGTGAACGCCACGGTGGCCAAGGCCTCGGCCGGCCGGGTCTACAAGATCCACGGCTACAACGCGGCGACCAGCGTCCGCTTCCTCAAGCTCTACAACAAGGCGTCGGCGCCGACGGTGGGCACCGACGCGCCGGTGGTCGCCATTCCGCTGGCGCCGTCGAAGGAGTTCGACGTCGACCTCGGACTGCTCGGCCAGTATTTCTCCACCGGCATCGCCTATGCGCTGACCACCGGCGCCGCCGACGCCGACACCGGCGCCCTGACGGCGGCCGACGTGGTGGGGCTGGCGATCTGGTACGCCTGA